CAGGCTTGGCTCAAGGCGTTGAAGGCATCAGAGCCGCTTTTTGACCAACGGCGCCTAAATCTTTTGGTGCGGGTGACTGAGACCGCCGCAATAGGGACTGCGACCTCAGAAGCGAAGGCGGATAGCGCGCCGGAAGGGGGGATAGCCGGTGCATCGCGAGCGCTTGTGCTTCAACCGAATTTCTTTGGCATAGGGATAAATTTCAACGAGATTATTGAGCGTTTTTTGCGGAGAAATAAGGGAACACAGCTGGCTATCGAACATCGCGATACAGGGGACAAAGAAGCCGACGAGGCCGAAACATGATTCCAAAATGGAAAGATCTGGGCTGCGTTCTAACGTAACATGACTCGATCAACATCCCTATGTGAACGGCAACTTAGCTTAGAGGCACAACACGAAAGCTGCCATTAGTTGATATTGCAGCAACGGTTACTCCGGGCTCATTAGCGGCCATTCGCGGCTCATGGCACGAAGGTCGGCGAACGGCCGCAAATGACAATGCATCGTTGGGTTTGGGGCAGCCAACCGTCCTGACGCCACAACCCCCTGTCATTCACCTGTGATTGGTGTTCGCAACACCCTCGCCGAAGTCTTGGAAGTTCGCCCAACATCTCGCCACCGCCTGTAGGCACCGGGATGCATGACTGGGGTGTCGGCCAATGTTTGGAAGGAGGACGGTGTGACGATCGCTGTTGTCGGCATGATCCTGACCGGATCGCAAGCCGAGACAATCCTCGCCGACGGCAAGGCCGACCTGGTTGCAATCGGCCATAGCATCCTCGACGATCCAAAATGGGGCCATCATGCGATTGTGGCCCGGGCCTGCCGAAGGGGTTGGTGACGCCGATGACAAAGATTCTCACGCTTGTCGTCATGATGTTGGCGCTTGTGGGCTACGGGGGCGGGCAATCCCCTGTGCCGGGCCTTCTTGCACCGCGGGTGCTCAACGCCGAGGATTATCGCGCACCTGGGATTCCCGCGCAATTTGGCGACACGGATCCACACGGCTGGACCGGCCTCACCCCGGCCCACTACGCGGTCCACGGCATCGACGCCGCGCGTTATAACGGGCTGATCGACTTCGCGGCCGCCCGGGCTGCTGGTGTGCAGTTTGCCTGGTTGAAGGCGACCGAGGGCGGCGACCTGCTCGACCCGGGATATGGGCTCAACGTGCTCAGAGCGCGGGAGGCTGGCGTGGCCGTGGGCGCCTATCATTTCTATTACCCTTGCCGCGACATCGCCGAGCAGGCGCGCTGGTTTATCGCCAATGTGCCGCGCGTTCCCGGTGATCTGCCGCCGGTCTTGGACATGGAGTGGAACAACCACTCGCCCTCCTGCCGGCTGCGGCCCCCACCCTCGCAGGTCCGCGCCGACATCGAGACCTTTGCCCGAATTGTGGCAGCTCATTACGACACAGCGCCTGTGGTCTATGTCGCGCCGGACTTCTACCAAGACAACGATCTCGGCGCACTTGAGACTGTCGAGTTTTGGCTGCGCGCGGTCACCGACCAGCCGTCGACACGGTATCCCGGTGAACACTGGAGCTTCTGGCAATATAGTGGAACCGGTGTTGTCCCCGGTGTGCCCGGTCAGAGCGATCTCAATGCGTTCGCGGGCGATAGGGCGGCGTGGGAACTCTGGCTGGCGGCCCGTCGGCAGCGCTGAACTGGCGGATAGGCTGACCTCGCGCCGTAATGTCGGCTTTGCCCGGCTAATGCACTGTCTCGTTGAAGCGGATGTGATCCAGGTCGTGTTGCATCGCGTCCACCATATCCGGGCGGGCTGAGCCGTTGCCGATGAACCATGCCGGAGAGATATCGCGGCACATGCCACCCCCTCAACCGGTGAACACCCTGCCCACCCACACACCCACTGAGCCCACTCCTATGACCTACGCCAGCATCGAGTCCTCCACCGCCGAGGGCCGACCCTATTTCCTCTATCAATTCGTGGAGGGGGCGCAGGTCTGGCGCTTCACCAGCCGCGGAGATGCCTGGGCCAGTGCGGGCAGCGGCGGTGAGACAATCACTTGGGACCCCGCCGCCGTGGCGCATGGCGACGTGGTGCAGACGAGCGAGATCGAGCGCGGGCGTCTGGAGCTGACCTGGCCCGTGTCGCATCCCTTCGCGCGGCGGTTTCTGTCCCCCATGGGCAATACGCCGGTAACGCTGACGATCTTTCGCGGCCATGAGCAGGTGCTGGGCGAGACGGTGGCGCATTGGAAAGGCCGCGTTGTCGGTGCCGAGGTTGAGGGTCCGCGCATCCTGCTGACCTGCGAATCCGTCTTCAGCACGCTGCGCCGGGCCGGCGTGCGCGCCAAGTACCAGCGCCTTTGCCGCCACGCGCTCTATGGCCGAGGCTGTGGTCTCGACATCGCCGCGCACTGGCAAACCGGGACGGTCACAGCCGTTGCCGCCAATGCGATCTCAATCCCTGAGGCGGCGGAACAGCCCGATGGCTGGTTTCGCGGCGGGGTGCTGCGGTTTGGGGCGCAGCTAGGTTTCATCACAGGTCATGCGGGTGCTGTGCTCCTCTTGTCGCGCCCCATGTCGGACCTGGCCGCAGCTGTGGTAACGTCAGGCTTGGACCCCGAGACCAGCGATCCACTTCCCGTCCTTGTCGACATCGCCCCGGGCTGTGACCTGCGCGCCGCCACCTGTGCCGAGAAATTCGGCAATCTTCTCAACTTCGGGGGTTTCCCTGAAATCCCCGGCCGCAATCCCTTCGGCGGCGGCTCCATCGTCTGACGCACGCGCGCTAGTCTGACGCGCGCGCATCGCCAATTCACAAACGGCACATCCCCATGGTCTGGACCTTCATCGCGCGGCTCGTTCTCGGGCTCGTGCTTTCGGCGATCTCCTATGCGCTGAACCCACGCCCCAAGACAGAGACGCCGCAGGCCGCGGGTCTCGACGACTTCTCGCTCCCCACTGCCGAGGAAGGCCGGCCGATCCCGGTGATCTTCGGCACGGTGCTGATCACCGGACCCAACGTGGTCTGGGCTGGCGACCTGAAGGTCGATCCCCTCAAGGACAAGGCAGGAAAAAAGTGACGCAGGTAACAATCCAAGACATTCGCGCCGCGCGCTATTGCCTCGCCGGCGTGCGGCCGTGGTTTCGGCGGCAGGGCCTCGATTGGCAAGAGTTTCTGGAGTCAGGCATCGACGCCGATCGCCTGCGCACAATCGGGGATGCGCTGATCGAACCGGTGATCGCGCAGGCGGAAGCACGGGAAACGAAAGCGACAGCGATTGCCCCTGCCACCGCTCCTGCAACGACGCGTATTGCCCTGGAGGCGCGCGATGACCGGTAGCAAATCCCAGACCATCGGCTATCGCTATTCGCTGGGCGTGCATCTGGCGCTTTGCCACGGGCCGATCGATGCTATCCGCGAGATCCGCGTCGACGACCGCACCGCTTGGTCGGTCACCACCGGAGGCGGGGCCAGCGGCGCAGGCGCCGCCGTCGAGAAACGCGTCGGCTTTGTCACAGGCATGGCGGCCACGCCCGCCTTGGCCGGCGATACCGGCGCAACAATAACCTTTCCTGGCACGCTGGCCGGCGTGCGCATCGGACAGGCGTATCAGCTGCGATTGGCAAGTGGTGCAAGCCAGCAAGTCACACTGCAGAGCGTGGCCTTCGATGCCACGACCGACACCACGTCCTGGACGGTATCACCCGCCACTTTGGCCTTCCCCGCGCAATCGGTCGAAAGCCTTCTGGCGACCACCGCCGCAAACACCGCCGGCGCACGCGGTGGTCGCATCCGCATCGACGCCCCTGAGCTCTTTGGCGGCAAGAGCCGCGAGGGTGGTATTCAGGGCGACGTCGATGTGCTGATGGGTGGGCCAGACCAGGCACCGAACGACTATTTGGCCGCACTGATGGGCGGGGATGTCCCGGCCTACCGCGGCCTGTGCAGTCTGGTGCTGCGGCAAGTGTATCTCGGCAACAATCCCTACCTGAAGCCTTGGGCGATCCGCGCGACCCGTGTTCTCGCCGGTGAGGCGGGTACGCTGCAGTGGTATCCCGAGACGGCGGCCATTGTCCCCGAGGCCAACATCTCGGACGCCGCGATCTACATCGCCCTCGATACCTCGGGTTCGATGTCGGGCACCCGCATGGCCGCGCAAAAGGCCGGCGTCGCCGCCTTGATCCGCGAGATCGCGACCAGCGTCGATCCTGATCGGCCCAACGACATCCGCATCGTGCTGTGGAACGCCACCCCCGCAGGCGCAATCGAGCGGCGGGACATGACGCCAGACGACTACGACGGGCTCGAGGCCTGGATGCTGGCGCTCCCGATCAGCACCTTTGGTGGCACCAGCTTCAACGCCGCCTTTGCCGAGGCCGAGGCCTTCTTCTCTGGCAGCGGTGCAAAACGGCGGATCATCCTCTTTGTCACTGACGGTTTTCCCGAACCCGCCTCTTCGGTCGATATCGCAGAGGCCCTCATCGCAGCCCTGCCCCCGACCGACATCTTTGGCTTCAATATCGCGCTGGCGGATACCAGCTGGACCGCGCGCATCGACAATACGCCCGTGGACGGCGTGCCGGTGATCCCGCCCGGCGATAGCCAGGCGCTGGTCGCCTCCCTGCGCGGGGCCTTTGGCAACGGGCCCGCCATGAATCCGGCCCATATCATCCGCGAATGCCTGACCAACCGCGACTGGGGTCTGGGCTATTCGGCCGTGGAGATCGGCACGAGCTTTACGGTGGCGGCCGATATCCTCTACGCCGAGAGTTTTGGGCTCTCGCTGATCTGGCAACAGGACAGCGCGCTTGAGGAGTTCATCGGTGATGTCCTTGACCATATCGATGCCACGCTCTTCATCGACCGGCGCACCGGTCTGTGGGAGCTGACGCTGATCCGCGCCGATTATGTCTCCGCAACACTTCCTCTCTTTGATGAGACCAACGTCGTCGACTGGGGCCGGTTGGGTCGTCGCGCGCCGGCCGATCTGATCAACAGCGTCACCGTGCGGTTTACCGATGCCAACACCGATGACACCGGGGCGGTCAGTGTGACTGACACCGCGCGGGTGCAGGCCATGGGTGAGGTGATCGCCACCACACTCGACTATTCCGGCATTCGCCATCAGAGCCTCGCCCTGCGGGTGGCGGAACGCGACCTGCGCGCCTTATCCGCCCCGCTCCTGAGCGGCGAGATCGTCGTCAACCGCGAGGGGGCCAACCTCGGCCCCGGCGATGTGATCCGGCTGCGCTCGGCGCGGCTGGGGCTTCAGGATGTGGTCATGCGTGTCTCCGAGATCGGCCAAGGCGACGGGCGTGACAATGGCATTCGTCTCAAACTCGCCGAGGATGTGTTTGCGCTGGGCGCGACGGCCATCGCGGGTGGGCGCATGCCAAGTGGCAGAAGCATCACCGCTGCGCCTCGGGCATTGGCACGGCGAATGGTCGAGGAGGCACCCTATTGGCTGCTGGTCCGCGAGTTGGGCCACATCGAGGCTGACCGCATTCTTGCCGAGGATCCGGACGCAGGCGCTCTGATCGCCACCGGCGAGCGACCCAGTGCGGATGCGCTGGCGGCGCAACTCTGGATCGATCCTGGCACCGGGCCCGCTCAGCAAGGCGTCGTGGCCTTCGCGCCAACAGCCGTGCTGGCCGAAGACCTGTCCGATGATCCCGACGCGCGGATCATTCCGGTGACCGGCTGGCGGGATATCGACGCGGTCGGGATTGGCACGCTGGCCAGTCTTGGCGGAGAGTTGGTGCGGATCGACGGGATAACGCCCGCGGCGATCACCGTCGGGCGGGGTTGCCTTGATACCGTCCCGCGCGCGCATGTGGCGGGAACACCGGTGGTGTTCTTCGACGAAGCGGCACGGATCACCGAGGACGCCTGGGCGGCGGGCGAGATCTTGGCCGTTCGGCTGCTGCCCGCAACCGGGCGCGGCACGCTGGCCTTTGCGCTGGCGCCAGAAGACACGGTCACGCTGGATCGCCGCGCTATCCGACCCCTGCCGCCCGGCCGGGTGCAGGGCAATGGCGGTTATGCACCGGACGTCGATACGCTGATCACCGGCGATCTGCTGCTCACCTGGGCGCATCGCGACCGACTGACCCAGACCAGCCCGGTGATCGTCGATCATACCGCAGCGTCCATTGGGCCGGAGCCGGGCGTGGACTATACTGTCGAGGTCCGGTGGGTTGATCCGGACACGGGCGTGGCCCTCCTGACACCAGGCATCGTCATCGATGCGGGCTCCGGTACCAGCTGGATCCTTGCACCCGAGGATATTTCCGACATCGGCGCACCAGAGCGCACGGCCGAGATCGAGGTCGCGGTCCGGGCGCAACGGCTGGTCGAGGGCACCTGGCTCACCGACCGCGAGGCGCGTTGGTTGCGTCTGACCGCGCCCTTTGCCGCTGGCTGGGATCGTGGCTGGGGTTTCCTCTGGGGCACCTGATTTGGCAATTCCTGCGCCCGTCACTGCCAACATCACCATCATAACTCACGAGGACAAACATGCCGGAACGGATCATGCCGGGGTTGGGGCTGCGCGCCTTCTATGACCCCGGACAACGCAATTGGGGCACCAGTCTCAGCGAAGACCTGCGCCGTCTTTCAGTGCTGGTGCAGGCAACCGCGCTCTCGCGCAGCACCGCACTGCCCGCGGTGGGAACTATGGGCGACATCCTGATCGTCCCCGCCTCTGCAGGCGCCAATGCCAACGCCATTGCGCTGTGGGATGGCGCGCTGGGCGCGGAAGCCTGGGTCTTCCTCACCCCGCAACCGGGCTGGCAGGTCTGGATCACCGACGAAGCGCGGACAGTGCGTTTCAGTGCCGGGAACTGGGTCGAGGTGCCGCACCCCGGCGTGGTGTCGATCCGCACCTTGACCGGGACAGAGCATACGCTGGAGTTGATCGATCTCGGGTGCATCCTCGAGACCACCGGCTCCTCGGATATCACCGTCACCATCCCGCCAGAAGCATCCGTGCCCTTCGAGATCGGCACGCTGATCAACATCACACAAGTCGGCAGCGGTGAGGCGACTGTTGCCGTCGCCGCCGACGTCACGCTCAACGGCGTGACGGCTGGATCCGTCGCCCTCAATGGCCGATGGGCCGGCGTGGCCCTGATCAAGCGCGCGGCCGACGCCTGGGTCATTCAGGGTGCACTCGCAGGGAGCGTCACATGAGCCTTCTGATGCTGCGCCCCGCCATCCTGGCACAAAGCCGCGGTCAAATCTCGCCACCGCCTCCGGGTCTCTATGAGCCGCCTTTGGCAGACGGCATCCTCCTAGCCTTTAGCGGGGGTCCCTTCAGCCAGCCGGAGAGCGACGCCGTTACCCTCATCTTCGGCGAGACCTCGCACCCCCCGGGTCCATACGCGCCGCCCGAGGCCGGGAACATCACCCTCACTGTCTCCGAGACCCCCTACACCCCGCCCGATGGCGACGACATCACCCTGGAGTTCTGACACATGGCCCAATTCAAATGGCTGGCCCCAGCGCGCTGGTCCACAGCCGACAACCTCTTCACCAGTACCGAAGCCGATCTGGACCTGCTGACCAGCGGCGCATCCAAGAGTTTCTTTGGTCCCGGCGGCATGCAATCCACGTTCGGTCGTCCGGGTGGCGGCGGCAGTGGGTCGAGTTTCCGGATCTCCACGGACACCACGCCCAGCGAGACCAACGAGATCCTCGCCGTATTCCCCAACCCGGCTAACAACCAGACCAGCCTGTGTTTCTGTCGCACCCCGGCAACCTGGACCTCAACCCCGAACGGCAGCATCTTTGTCGCGCCCCAATCCTCGACCGTGGTGGTTCGCCGCAGGAACACCAGTGGCGGCGAGGGCGATCTCGGGACCATCAATCTGGCGTCGCTCGGTCGCAACCGATGGCCCATAAACGTCAGGCTGCGGGTGACCGGGACCGGAACCGTCAGCGTCTTCGCCAAAGCCTGGCCTATCGGCGAGCCCGAACCTGTCGGCTGGGATGTGACCACCACGTTCACCAGCACCAACGACACGGGTTTCTCGACCATCGGTCGCACCGGGACCGGGTTCCCCGCCTACCTGTCGCATTTCTCGACCGGGACAAACGGCGACAGCGCTCCCCCGCTTTACGCAGCCCTCTCCGGCATTGTGCGCTCTGGCGGGGTTCTCGTGTCGCGCCCCGTGGTCGCCGTCGCTCGGGGAGAACAGAAATACCTGTTCCACGGCCAGAGTGACGCAAGCGGCGCGTTCTCCCTCCCGGCCCTTATCGGCTTCGATTACACGGTGTTCGCCCTCGATCCGATCTCGGGATCCTTCAACGCTGCCGTCGCCGACAAGGTCGCCCTGACCTGAGTGCAGATCATCGCCGACGTGCGCCCGGCCAGGGCTTGGCGCGCGCGCCCAACAGGACATGGCAAAGGAGCCTTACCATGACGATCATCAGGATCCTCTCCGCATGAGCCCGCACCGGTCCGGACAAGGCCATGTCCGCATGCCCGATGCCGAGTTCGAGGCACTGCTCGCCCGGGCGGCCGAGGAAGGTGCAAAACGGGCGCTCGCCGATGTCGGCCTCGACGGCACCGAGGCCGCCCTCGATATCCGCGATCTGCGCAGCCTGCTGGCCTCGATCCGTTTTGTACGGCGCACCGCAATGCAGACCGCCGTGCGCATGATCACCACCGGCGTGATGCTCGCCCTGCTGGCGGGCATCGCCCTCAAATTGAGGATCTTCGGCAGCGCTCCCTAGCCGTCCCCGGCCCAGCGCCGGAACACACCATCAACCCGAACCCGCTTCACTGGCGGGTTTTTTACTGTCTGGAGGACATCATGACTACAACCGACTACACCCATTGGCGCGACGTGCCCGAGACCGATTGGCACTGGCCCAGCTTCTCGCCCGCCGAGATCGCCTGTCGCGGCAGCGGCGCACTCAAGATCAACACCGAGGCGATGGATACGCTTCAGCGTTTGCGCAATCGGCTGGCCAAGCCGCTGATCGTGATATCCGCCTATCGCAGCCCCGCGCACAACCGGGCGGTCGGCGGCGCGCCTGCGTCAAAGCACATGCAGGGCACCGCCTTCGATATTTCCATGGCGAACCACGATCCGGTGGCGTTCGAGGCGGCAGCGCGCGCGGTCGGGTTCCTGGGCTTTGGCTTCTACCCGCGCTCGGGCTTCCTGCACATCGATCTGGGCCCGGCGCGGTCTTGGGGCGACCGGTTCCCGGTTCGGGCAACCGCCTTTGCCGAGGAAACGCCGCCGGCGCGTGAGGTCTTGGCCGACAGCCGCACCATGAAGGGCGGTGGGGCGGCTGGCGTGGCAACGTTGGGCGCAGCTGGGGTCGAGGTCGCGCAAGAGGTGCTCGTCGAGACCCAGGGCGCCATTCAGCCGCTAGTGCCGTATCTCGACACGTTGCGCTGGCTGTTCATCGCCGTGGCCCTCGCGGGTATCGCCGTCACGATCTATGCCCGGCTCGATGATTGGAAGCGCGGGCAGCGATGATGGGCTGGATAACAGCAATGCTTGCAAGTGGCCCGGCGCGCAAAGCGCTGGGCTTGTTTCTGGCGGCCACAACTATCGCCCTATTCCTGCTGAACCTGCGCCGCGCCGGTGAACGCACGGGGCGGCTGACCGAACGCCTTTCAACATCGGAGAAGATCCATGAAATCCAACGTCAGATGCTGGAGGCGGCGACTCGCCGTCCTCGTGGTCGCGACGAGCTGGTTGACCGGCTGCGCGATGGTGGGTTTTGATGCGGACGGCTTTGCAGCATGCCCGCCGGTCGTGGAATACAGTCGAGAGCTTCAGGCGCGGGCGGCCGAGGAAATAGCGATGTTGCCGGATAGATCCGCCGTCATCGAAATGATGGGTGATTACGCCGTGCTGCGGGATCAGGGGCGGGTCTGCGGATAGTTTCAGCAAATCTTGGTTGTCAGTGCAGTCTCCAGAGTATCGACCAACCGGAATGCTTGATTTCCTTTCCCGC